GCCCGAAGAGGTATCCTCCGTATGGTTACCCAAAACGGGGCGACCGACGTTCTTTCGGTTCGAACGATTAAGGTAAGTAACGGCACGCTCACCGACGAGGGAGACGGAGTTGTTAGCCTCGATACAGCCGGGGCGGAATCCATCGACGAACTTACCGACGTAACGATCACAAGCCTCACCCCGAGTCAATTCCTACAATACAACGGAATCTCGGGCTTTTGGGAAAACAAAACCATTTACCTCGCTACGCTCGCAGATACCAAAGGCACACCCACGGAAGGGAAATTTTTGAAATATACGGGGGGATTTTGGCAGCCAGCGGACGGGAGCGCGAATTCCCTAAACGATTTAAGCGATGTAACAATTACGACCCCGATCACAGGAAATATCCTTCAATATTCCGCAAATTGGGGATGGTACAACACCAATCTTCCCACGCCTTCACCGCCTCCAAGTACGACCGACGCACTTCCAGAAGGGACGGTAAACCTCTACTATACAGAAGCCCGAGTAAGCGCAAATACTGACGTTGCCGCGAATACGGCAAAGGTGGGGATCACGGCTCAACAAGCCGCCGACATCCTCAACAATAACGCGAAGGTCTCTCTCATTGCAGGAGGTACGACAGGGCAAGCCCTCGTAAAAAGCACGGGTACGGATTACGATGTTGAGTGGGCAGATATTTCGATAGATGTTCAATACCACAATCGTTTCCAAACAGACGCGGAGACCTTTCGAAGCGGTGCAACCGAAACCGTAGAACTTTACTACACAGCAAAAGCCGATGGGGACGGACTCGCGGAGAGTGCTTCAAGCGATACCCCCGCCGCGGGTTACGACATCCGAAGGAAACTCTACTATTCAGAAGCGGGCTTCGCCGATCCCGACACGGGGACGTGGACGCAGTTCACAGCCATAGCCGATAATACGACATTCAACAACGCGAAAGCGGCTTTACTTGCTTACCTGAAGGAACGCACGGGGGGCACTGTACCGATTAGCCTCAAAATGACGTGGGAGGAGGTAGCACAAGCGCCTTCGTTCACGGGTCTTTTGAATGAGAGTTACGGAAGCGGAGCAGAGGCGGCATACTCCACGCGAAGGCTGAACGGCAACGTAACGGAATGTATGGTAATTCGCAGGGCATCGGATTCGACTACGACTACCATAGGCTTCGACGGTTCAGGCAACATCGATGAGGCAGCCATAAATACCTTCTGCACGGGCACGACGTGTACCGTGGTAACGTGGAAAGACCAAAGCGGAAACGGGAACGATGCGACGGCGGCGGCCTCTACGAATGAGCCGACGATTTACACGGGTGGCGCGTTGGTGAAGGAGAACGGACGGGTAGCGGTTGACTTTGATGGTAGCGATTTTTTAGACGCGGGAAGCGGTTTTAATTTATCTACGCTGTCAATGATAACAATTCAAAAATCATTTGATGACGGAGGGACTGACGCCTATGCTCCCATCAGCCTCGTAGCGGGAGCGACCCAAGGACTGAGACAGCAGATTAAAAGAAGTTCCCCGACCGCGTTGCGGTCTCGATTTGACAGCACCAACTTAGATTTAAATACTTCGAATATTTACAACCAAGTAATTATATCCAGCTTATATGACGGCGCAATTGCTTATTCTTATTTTAACGGGGGTAACGTACAAAGTAGCTCACTCACCTTAAGTTCTTTAAGCTCCAACTCTTTAAGAATTGGGGACGCTGGCTCAAATGGCCTACCTTATAAAGGTAAATTTCAAGAGGCATTTCTTTTTGATTCGAGCAAATCCACATCCGACCGCACCTCCATCGAAGAAAACATAGGCGACTACTTCACTCAAAACACGCCACTGCTCGACACGTACAGCGGGGCGGCGGCTGCTTATTCCTTGCGGCTTTTGGACTCTAGCTATGTTGGTTCAGCGGTAGAAGTTTACAACGGCTCGAGTTATGCGGACATCGGCTTCAACGTATTCGGCGAGTTGGATACGGTTGCACTTGCTGCGCATTGCGGAAGTAACGACGGGTTCGTTTCGGTTTGGTATGACCAATCGGGAAACGGTAATCACGCAGTTCAAACTACGACGGCTATTCAGGCAAAGATATTTGATGCAACTGCGAACCAAGTAATAACCAATAACGGCAAACCAGCTATCCAGCCAACTAACCCTCCAGGTTATGCGACTGGGGTTAGCGGTCTGACAGATGCGACGATTATCGGGGTTGGAAACAATGCGCTTGCGCCAAATAGCCAACCCACAATAGTGCCTCGAATTGTGTCGAGTTATGGAGGTTCAGGGTCTATTGCTGCGAATCAACTTATTTTTCGATATAGGTCAGACACAGATGTGTATGACTTGGCTACAAGTGGCGGCACTATCTCTGTCGCTGCAGACGGGCAACCTGACAACTTTATTGCCACATTTAAGAAAGATGGAAGCACAGGTTATATTGGTTTTAATGGTTCATCTTATGCATCAGGAACTATAGGTTCTATAACAAATGAACTTTACCTATTTGAAGATGCAGGAGGCTCAAACAGAGAGTTGATGACGGCGCATCACGAAATAATTATTTACGATTCTGCTCAAAGCGATGCCAACCGCTCAGGCATCGAGGACAACATAAACACGTTTTACAATATCTACTGATGAACGGATATATCATCGTACTTCCAACCGCCACGCAGACAAGCGAAGCACGGGCAAAGCAAATTACGCGAGAACTCTACAACATATCGCGTCCCGTTCTCATTCAGGCAGAAGGCGAAAAGGCGTCAACCGTCTTTGGAATAGTCACGCACCCCGACGGAATCCAAAACGCTTTGCAGGTGAATACCGATTACCTCATTTTCGTACACCCCGCCGCGACGCTTGAGAAGTTGGTCGCTTGTTTCCCTGAACTCTCCGCGGATGAACGTTTCGCCCTTTCCTCCTTCGTTCAAACGAATTCGAAGTTTCCTTTCGGATACATCATTCCCTCAACTACGACCGTTCGAGACTATCAATATATGGTGGATAACGGATGGTTTCCAGAAGACCCCGAGCTATGAACCAAACCCTCTTAGGAATCCTCCAATACTTCAACGGGAATCCCCCGCCTTATAATCCCGTTTATGACCTCAACGGAGACGGGTTTATCACGATCCTCGACCTCCTTCAATACCTCGCCTTATGACAGTCGATATTTACTTTCTTCTTTCGTGGCTCGCTTACGCCGCAAGTCCGAATCCGAAATACAATCCCCTCTATGATTTAAACGGGGATGGATACGTTACGATTTCCGACCTCCTCGAACTTCTCACTCTCTTTGGAACTACGATATGATCGCGCTCAAAGTCCTCTTTCTTTTCTTGCTTGCTTTGGTATCTATCCCGGTCGGGATATTCTTCTCCGTTATGATTACGTTCTTTGAATGTGCCGAAGATATGTTCATAGCCATTTGGAGGCTCATATACGGCTTCTTTCACTCTTTGAGTAAGGTGGTATCGGTTATGGCTTCAAAGTTCCTTACGGGGTCTCTAACGAAGCGAGGAGGCGTTCCCTTTGGTGCGCATTCCGTTTCCGCCGTCTTGGGGGCTAACCTCCGGGAGAAGACTTTATCGAAGGTGGGTATCTGGCTCGCGGGTATCCTCGACAGCATCGAAGAGAATCACTGCACCCGAGCCGCTGAACGTGCGGGGATATGAAGAACCTCAACGACGTAATTCTACTCTTTGCAGAAGAGGTAGTCAAATCAGCCCGAAGGCATATCGGCGGGCGAAGGATCGGCAAGAATAAAAATTACGGAGTAGCTACGGGAGAACTCAAGCGTTCACTGAATTACAAGATTCGCGTTCGCGGAAACGAGATTCGAGAGGTAACGTTCGGCTCAAAAGTGAAGCACGCCCCTTTCCTTCATTGGGGCGTCAATGGCACTCAGAAGAACCAGAAAAGCCCCTTCTTCAAGTACAAGTTCGAAAACCCTTCCCGGAAACACCGGGACGCGCTGAAGCGATGGATAAAAGCAAAGGGTATCCGCCCGCGTGATGCGAAAGGTAGGTTTCAGAAACAGACGGAGAGCAATATGAACTCCCTCGCCTTTGCAATTGGGCGAGCCGTCAAACGTAAGGGAATCGTCGGACTTCGGTTCTATGAGAAAGCCTTTACCGCCGTCTCAAAACGCTTCGACAAGAAACTCGGGGAAGCCGTAGCGGAGGATATAAAGGACAAATTCAAGTTGAAACTCGGTAATATCACAGTTAAGTAATGGCACAAATTGACGGCGCACCTTATGAAAAGTGGCTACCCGCAGGGCAGAAACTTATTTTTACCATTATTCCAGATGTACCGATTACGAGCGCAACGAGATATATTGTTCAAGTAGAAGAGAACAACGTTGAGATATGCAAGGTTTATCTTACGCCCAACACCAACGATAGCGCGTTCTTTGATTTGAGCGAGGTAGTTACGGGGCGGGTAGAAGTTGACGTTTTTAAATACGGGTTGACTTCTACGATTCACTCACTCAATAACAACGTATATACGAAAGCGAATAACGGCATTAAGAAATACGTCGTGAAAGTGGGTGAATGGGATGGATCGTCGGAAGATTTGGCTCAGGACATTTCATCGAATTATTACCTCCTCGACGGATACGAACAGCTCTCTGCGGGGTTAGACCCCGGATATAATGACTACTACGGGACGGGTATAAATGAGAAGTTTTGGCTTACCGACCGCGTACCGAGTAGCAACATAATCCACGTAACCGCGGGTATTGAAGATACCGGGGTTTTTGCCTTTATCAATACGGACGACACAAGTTCCCAAGTAGGGCAAATAATCGCCGTTATTTACGATAACGAAGGGGCAGAAGATGACGCTTTCAACTACCAAATAGGCGCACCTACGGGAGGGCAATCTCCAGCGGCTGCCGCGGCAACGTATTGGTACGGAACTCTCCTTTATGCATACCTCTACCCGGCTTCTTATCTCCCTTTGACAAACGCTCTTAATGCCGTTGTAGGGGGTTGGAGTTATTACGAGTTAATACCAGCAAATTCTTCAGGAGTACAAAGCGGGAACAGGATTCGAGTCACCAATAATTGCAGATACTCCAAGAATGAAGCCGTCCAACTCGCGTGGGCAAATTCGCGCGGCGGATGGGATTATCTCCGCTTCAACGGCAAGAAGCAAAAGACGGTAACAAGAGAGGAGAAGACGTATCGCAAAATTGTGGGCGATTACGGAGCGGCTTCTTTCAACTTCGCACCTACTGCAAGAGAAATAAAGCCGTATCAACTCGAAACGAAAGAGCAATACCAACTCAACGGCCTTCTCACGATTGAGGAACTCACGCTTTTTCAATACTGCATGAGGAGTAAAAGCGTAATGGCTCGAATCGAAGGTAATTGGTTGCCGGTAACGATTCAGACCAACTCGATGCAAATCGAAGAAGAAACCGTCTCGAAGGTATTCGTTACCTCGTTTAATGTTGAACTCGCTCAGATCATCCGATGCTAAGACTCACGATCGAAGGGAATGAAATCGAGCTTTACCAGAACGAGCCGGTTAACCTCTCCTATCAGTTTTCGAACCTTCAGGAGATAAACGCCGCTTCTTCGAATTTCTCGCAGACCTTCCGCGTACCCCTTACGAAACAGAACCAAGACTATTTCGGGGCGGTGAATGAGTTCGGACTTATCCCGACATGGGATCCAAAGCAAAAAGCCGAAGCGGAACTCACTTACAACACAATCCCACTCATGCGGGGCTTCGTTCAGGTGAAGGCGATATACGTCCAAAAAGGGAAATACGCAGACGTTGAACTCGTCTTCTTCGGAGAGACGGCGAACCTCTCTCGGGATATTGGAGACGCTATGCTTTCGGACGTGGATTGGAGCGCGTACAATTTCACGTGGTCGGTTGCCAACCTTATAACGAATTGGAATAGTTCAAACGAAGCCCTTCGATTTGGATTCGTAGACCTCGGGCAAAATTGGTCATTTGATAGTGGAGCGTCTTTCGAATTCAATACGGCACTTACGGCGGGGCATACAAGCGGGTTTCTTCGCATTAAAGAGATGGTAACAACCATTCTCGCCGAAGCTGGATATACGTTTGATTCTTCCTTTTTAGACCGTCAAACCAATTTATATATGCTCTGCCACAAAGGGGGCAAATTCCCGACGTTTGAACAGACAGCCGAACAAGATAACCTCTTTCACGTAGGATTAACTTCAAACCTTACGGTTACCGGTACGGCGTGGCAAACCATAACGGCATGGGCGGAAACCGGAAGTTATTTCGACAGGGGGAATAACGTTACCTCAGGCGTGTTTACCGCTCCATATACCGGGGCGTATTCTTTCGATTTCAAAGTCAAACTCGATACCCTACCCTCAAATCATGAGCTTCACATAGCCGTGTGGGTGGATGGGGTAGAATATCAAGACATATTACAGGGAGAACCAGCCGATCTAACAACGGATTCAACGTATGAACTAACGATTACCGACCTCCCCCTCGAATCGGGCGATACCGTAGAAGTAAAATACCATTTTCACACCTCAAGCGATACCGCAATTCTTGAGGGTAACGGAAATCTCAACAGCCCGACAACGACCTTCCGCCTTACGAATATCAACTTCGGACAAGCCGCCGCGTATTCTCCCGGTTCAAATATGCCGGTTATGAAGCAAATCGAATTCATAGCAGGACTTCAAAAGACGTTCAACCTCGTATTCATTCCAGATAAAAACAACCCCAAGCACCTCGAAATTGAGCCGTTTACCGATTACCTCGCCTCGGGCTCTAACAAGGATTGGACGAATAAAATAGACCTCTCGAAAGACATAAAAATCGAGCCAACGACCGACCTTCAATCACGGCGTTATGAATGGACTATGAGCGAAGGGAAAGACTTCGTTAATGAACTCGTTCAAAAGAACGCGGGGCGGGTATATGGCAGATACCGCGTAGACGATCCCGAGAACGATTTCGCTTCGGGAGAGAAGACCATTACTTCACCTTTCGCCCCGTTCGTTACTTCGTACATCCCAAATACAGATTTCATTATCCATAGGATGTTGCTCGATACAAGCGACGAAGATAAATCCATTAAAGACCCGAAGCCCCGCCTCGCATATTGGAACGGATACAACAATTCCGATTCATATATCTACTTTGGAACGGCTCGAACGAAGTTCCCCGATTGGAGCGAATATTCGGATGATTGGTTATCTATTGATACAAATGACTCGGTTCTTTTGTATGGAACGGAGCGACCCTTTCGCGATTTGCTCGTGAGCCCCTTGAATACGCTTTATTATCAATACTGGAGGCCGTGGGTAAATGAACTCTATTCTTCGGACGCTCGTAAAATGACCGCATACTTCCGGCTCACACGAACCGATATAGCGAACTTCGAATTTGCGGACAAGATCTATATCAAGGATACTTATTGGAGAATCATATCAATCAATTTCGATGCGACTTCGGAAGGGCTTACCCAAATCGAACTCGTGAAGGTGTTGGGAGATATTCGGGACTGTGCGTGGCTTCCGTATTCGGTCGATAAAAGGGGGCAACTCACGTTTGAGAATCCATCCGGCACGACCTCAACAACTGTCCCTCAGTCTTGCTGCGAGCGGTACGGGTATATCTCGACTTCAACAAATGAATGTTGGCAAGCTACAAGTCAATGAGGAATATCGACAACCATCGTTATATAGGGGAAGCGATTCAACTCCTCCAGAGCAAGGGCGAGAAGGTAACCGTCCCTCTTTGGTTCAAGGTCTTGGATTGGGTTCTCGCTTCTGTTTATCTCTGTTCGTTCGCATTCGTTTTATACACCCTCGTTAAATGGCTACTCAACAAGATTACATTTTAAAGTTTAGCGCAGACACAGGGAACGTAAACAGCGCGATTCAGGACGTTCAAACCGGCGTAGAAGGAACGTCCGGGGCGGTATCTGGACTTACTAACCAGCTCGACAAGATGACGGGCGGAGCCGTTTCCGGCTTTCGCAATCTTACGGGGGGTATTAAGAACGGGGTAACCGGTTTAAAGTCGTTCAAAGTGGCTCTCGCTGCTACGGGAATCGGGCTTATCCTCGTTGCAATAGGGACGCTTATTTCTTACT